CACGAAGGAGAACGTCTTCACGATCGCCTTCGGGCTGCTCGGTCAGGACGGGGTCTCCGCGGCGGCCACGGCCGGCGACGGTACCCCGACGGCCGCCCCCACGAACGACGTTCTGTCGCGGGAGCACGCCTACTCCATCCTCGAGAACATGACGGCGAAGAGCGTGGCGTCGTTCTCGTTCTCGCTCAAGAACAACGGCCGCGCCAAGGGCGACCTCGGCTCGGCGACGCCGACCGGATTCGGGCTCGGCCGCATCGCGATCGAGGGCGCGTTCATGGCGTACTACGAGAACGGGACCCTCATCGACAAGTTCCTCAACCGCACGGCCTCGGCGCTCGCCTTCGTCCTCGAGGACGCGGACGGGAACGCCTACGTCGTCGACATGCCCCGCGTGAAGTACTCCCGCGGGCAGCGTGTCGCGACCGGGCCCGACGGCGACGTGATGGCGGACATGGCCTACACGGCGCTCCGCGATTCGACCACGGGGCTCATGCTCCAGATCGTGCGCTTCCCCGCTTCCTGATCGTGAGAGGAGAGACATGGCCAAGCTGAGCGACATCCGGGTGGACCCGGCGATCGCGGAGTCCGGGACCTGGGTCGACTTCGACCTCGGGATCCGGCTCCGCATCGCGCAGATGCCGAACCCGGCGTTCGAGCGTGAGATGCGCCGTCTGGGCCGGCCGTACATGCGGCAGATCAAGACGGCGCGTCTCGAGGACGCCGCGGCGAACCCCATCCTCGAGCGCATCACCGTCGAGGCGATCGCGAAGACGGTGCTCGTGGGGTGGGAGCACCTCGAGGACGACGACGGGCCGGTCCCGTACTCGCCCGAGAAGGCGCTGGAGTACCTGTCCGACCCGGCCTACGGGGAGCTGCTGCGCTTCGTCCGCGCGGTCGCCTCCGAGGCCGCCTACTTCCGGGCCGAAGCCCAGAAGGATGCCGAGGGAAACTGACCGCAGCCCTGGAGTGGTACGACGAATGGGGCGAGTTCGAGGACATGCTGGAGCGCCGCGCGGAGCAGGGTCTCCGGACCCCGGCTCTCGAGCGGCGCCCCGTTCTCTACCTGGACGCGGTCCCCGCGTGGAACGCGTTCAACCAGCTCCACGTCGCCCGCCCCTGGGGCTTCGGCGCACCTCTCGGACTCCGGACTTCCGATGTCGAAGCCTGGCTCTCGATCCACGGATTCACGGACCCCGTGGAACGCGCGGAACTGTACGAGCTGATCGTGGCGATGGACACCGCGTGGCTCAAGAGATGGGCGGTGAAGCATGCCGACTCTGAGTCTCGCGATCGACGCCCGGAAGGCCAAGCTCGGCGCCGCTGAGTTCAACCAGGCCACGCGCACCGTGAAGGGCGGCGCGGCGGAGGCGACCGCCAGCACGATCGCGGCCAACAAGGCCATCACGCGGCTCGGGGCGACCTGCGCCGCGGTCCGGACGACCATCGGCGGTCTCTGGGCCAAGATGGGCGGGGCGCTGGCGCTGATCCAGACGGTCCGCACGCTCTCGAACTTCGAGCAGGCCATCGCGACCATCGCCTCGACCGGCCACCGGACCGCGGAGGAGATGGACGCACTCCGGGTCGCGACGAAGGAACTCGGCGCCACGACCCGGTTCACGGCGAGCCAGGCGGCCGAAGCGGCGCTCGCGCTGGCCCGGGGCGGCTACGAGACCGGCGTCATCATCGGGACGCTCGAGCACGTGCTCAACCTCGCGTCGGGCGGCATGCTCGAGCTCGGCGAGGCGGCGGACATCCTGAGCACCGCCCTCGGGCAGTACAAGCTCGGGGTCGGGGACGCGGCGCACGCGACCGACGTCCTCGTGGGGGTCGCGAACAGCGCGCGCACCGACGTCCGGCAGTTCGCCGAGGCCCTCGTCTACGCGGGGCCCGTGGCGAACGCCGCCGGGATCTCACTCGAGGAGACGGCCGCCGCGATCGGCGTGCTGGCCGATGCCGGAATCAAGGGGTCGATGGCCGGGACCACGCTCCGGGGTTCCATCTCCTCGATCGTGGGGCCCACGGGGGACGCGAAGCGGGTGCTCGAGGCTGCCGGGATCTCCTCCGGGGCGCTGACGATCCAGGCCGAGGGCCTTGCGGGCGTCTTCCAGCGGCTGAAGGACTCCGGAGTGGACGTCACGAAGGCGTTCGAGGCCTTCGACACGCGGCAGGCCGCCGGTGCCATCACGATGATCGGGTCTACGGACCGCATGCGCGAGTTGACGGCGCAGGCGGAGGCCTACAAGGACGTGGCGAGCGAGACGGCCCGGGTCCAGGAGGACAACCTCAAGGGCTCGTTCCTGTCGCTCTCGTCCGCGATCGAGGCCCTACAGCTCGCCGCGGGGGACGCCGGCTTCACGGGGGTCCTGCGCACCATCGTCGACACGACGACGGGCGCCGTCCGGATCCTCGCGGGCATGGAGGACAAGGTCACGAAGAACCGTCGCGCCGCGCAGCTTCTCGCGGACGCGATCCAGGCCGTGGCCGTCGTCTTCGCGACCATGATGGCGCTCAAGGTCGCCGGCTGGTTCGTCGGCACGGCCCGCGCGATCTACACCGCCGTGACGGCGACGAAGGTGCTCACGGCGACCCTGATGGCGAACCCGTTCGGTCTGATCGCCGTGGCCATCGCCGCGGCCGTCGCCGCGCTCTACCACTACCGCGACGCGACGATCGAGATCGGGGACAAGACGCTGTCCGTCGGGGCCCTTGTGGAGGCGACGTGGGAGCACCTCACGGGGAAGCTCGACTTCCTGTGGCGCGTGGTCCGGCGCGGGTCGGAGCTGGCGTGGACGGGCGTCGTGGAGGTGTCGGGCTGGGCGTGGGACACGGTCGGGCAGCATGTGGCCACCGCGCTGAACGTGCTCGGGCTCAACTGGCGCACCGTCTTCGAGGGTCTCCTCGGCGTCACGAAGGACTTCGCCAACGTCGTCATTGGGCTGTTCGTGGGCATCCAGCGGACCATCGGGTCGATCCTCTCGGCGCTCGCGCGCGAGGTCAAGCTCGTGGGATCGACGATCGCCACGCTGGTCAACCCGCTGGCCTCCGCGATCGAGAAGGCGAACGCACTCAAGAACGCCGCGTTCGGATCCGCGATGAACCTCGGGAACCTCGCGGGGAACGTGGCCGGGCCAATGGCCGGGGCGCTCGCGGAGGACTACGTCGGGAATCTCGTCACGGCGGCGGAGAAGCACATCCCGCTGATCTCGGCCGCGGCCGGGGCGGCGCTGGATCAGATCATGTGGAAGGGCTTCTCGGAGGAACTCGAGAAGTACATGGTCCCCGGGGCGGACATCGACTCGATCTTCCGCCGGGCGCAGGAGATCTACGAGGCGAACCGGGCGGCGGTGCCGGCGGGGACAGCGGCGGCCGGTGACGACTCACTCAAGATCCTGAAGGAGATCCTCGAGAAGGACGCCGCGAAGAAGGCGATCCAGGAGACCACCGAAGCCGCGAAGCGCCTGAAGGAGGTCGGGGACGACATCGGCAGCTCGTTCTCGAACACCTTCGAGGACATCCTCTTAGATGCCAAGTCCTTCGCCGACGCGATGAAGAGCCTCGTGTCCGACATCCTGCGGACGATCTACCAGGCCACGGCCGGGAAGTTCATCAGCGAGAACGTCTCCTCACTCGTCCAGGACATCCTGCCGGCGCTCGGGAAGGGCGCGGCCGACGCCTCTACCACGTCCGCCGCCCCGAAGTACCTCGGCGACGTCTTCGGGGCCCAGCAGAACGCCCTCGGGAACGTCTTCTCCGGCACGAGCTACTTCTGGGGGAACGGGCGGCTGAACTCCCTCGGGGAGCGCGGCCCGGAGGCGGTCATGCCGCTGACGCGGGTGCCCGGGACGCAGGAGCTCGGCGTCAAGACCACGGGCGGCGGGGGCGGCGGGACCGTGGTCAACATCAACCAGAACATCCGGACGCCGAACGTGGACTCGTTCCGGCGGGGGAACCGGCACATGGTCGCGGACGCCAAGCGGGCGTTCTCCCGGAGGGGCTGATGAGCTTCCACGAGGTCGTCTTCCCGGTCGCGATCAGCTACGGATCCCGCGGCGGCCCGGGCTTCGCCACGTCGGTCACGGAGATGGACTCCGGGCACGTCGAGGTCGTCCAGCGGTGGGACGGCGCCGGGCGGCGGCGCTACAACGCCGCGATGGGCATCCGGGACCTGGACGACGTGGCCGACGTCCTCGAGTTCTTCATCGCGCGGCAGGGGGCGACCCACGCGTTCCGGTGGAAGGATTGGTCGGACTTCACCACGGCGACCGACCACCGATCGGCCCCGTCCTACCTGCACGTGCAGATCGGCA